TTAATCGCTCTTTGCCTTATTCTTTGTAATCATCATCTGCCTTGCCCGTTCCCTCTGCTCGGTACTGACTGCCCTCGGTTTGCGGTAACTGACGTATGATTTCGGAAAGGAATATGTCTTAGATACCTCGTCTTGCCCTGTCAATTTATATGTGTCGGGAAAATTCGCAACAAGCGTGTCAAGTTTCCGCATAACCGCCTTATCCCTTGTGTAGAGGGTGGCGGTCAGTTCTCCTGCATTGTAATTGACAACCGTTTCCTGCTCGTATCGTGAAAGTTTCATAGTGCCATATCCCCCTTTCCTTTGCTGTGGGTTCTGTGCTGTTTTCCCTCGGCAACTGTCGGCTGTTTCGCCTGTTCCTTTGCTTTGGCTAACCTTGTCTTTATGGAGTGGTCACGCTCGGTCAGTTTCCGTCTTTTGGTGGTGGCGGTCAGTTCCGCACACGTTTTTTCTGACAGGGCATTTAATTTCTTCAAAGTATCGCTTACTATCTGCTTTGTGTCACTGTTCTTTATCTGCGGAAGAATAGCGGACAGACTGGCGCACGTTTCCGCTTTGCTCTGTTCCCCAAACTGATAGATTAAGTTGATTTCATCAGCGTTAAAAGGTATCTGTATATTTGTGCCCTCACATAAACGCTCCACGCCCACGCACTTAGGGAAATTTCTTGTCAGTTCGTAATTATCCCTTGCTGTGATTGTACCATGACTGTCGGTCTGCCTTACCTCGACTTCACACTGGCTTTTCTGCTCTAACACAAGCCACTGGTATTTGTCGCTTTCTTTGGTGAATACGGTCTGATGCACATTAGGAACTGTGCAAAAATAAATTTACTGTTTTGGCAATATATGGTATAATGGTCATACGGAGGTATGACCATGGAAGAACGAATTCGTATTATGCTGCCATTACTTGATGAGAGGCAGCGGCGCATATTTCTTGCTGCGGAAGCAAAAACATACGGAAGGGGCGGAATCTCCACCGTGAGCAGGCTAAGCGGTGTTGCCCCTTACACCATAAGGCAGGGGCTTAAAGAGATTGACAGCGGCGAGCCGATTGAGCGGAAGGAAAAAATGCGGCTCCAGGGGGCTGGCCGGAAAAAACTCCAGGACAACATCCCAGATATCGAAAGGCATATACAGGAAATTGTGGACGGCAGTACCTATGGAGACCCCCAAAAAGTACTGTCTTATACGACCCTCAGCCTGCGGAAGATCCAGGATATCCTTGCCGAAAAATTTCATATAGACATCAGCTTCCGCTCTGTCAGCAGCATTCTGGAAAAACTGGGGTACAGCAAACAGGCAAACCAGAAAATGCTCCAGGTTGGCGAACCCCATCCTGACAGGAATGAGCAGTTTGAATTCATAAACAGCAAAGCTGCCGATTTTCTTGAAAAGGGGCTGCCAGTGATTTCTGTCGATGCAAAGAAAAAGGAGAATATCGGCAATTTCAAGAACAACGGAGAGGAATACAGAAAAACAAAGGATCCACGTAAGGTTCTGGACCATGACTTCCCAATCCCGGAACTCGGCAAGGTTGCCCCCTACGGCGTATACGTATTGAATGACAACACAGGATTTGTCAACCTTGGCACTGACCATGATACTGCAGAATTTGCTGCGGAAAGCATACTCCGCTGGTGGACATGTATAGGGAGCCGGACTTTTCCGGAAGCAGACAGGATCTACATCAACTGTGACAATGGGGGAAGCAATGGCAGCCGTCTGCATCTTTGGAAATATGAGCTGCAGCAGCTTGCAGATTATACCGGCCTTGAGATCCATGTATCACATTTTCCGCCTGGCACATCAAAGTGGAATAAGATAGAGCACCGGCTTTTCTGCTATATAACGAAAACCTGGCAGGGTCAGCCGCTGGTTGATATAGAAACTGTCGTGAATCTGATATCAGGAACTACTACTGCCAAAGGCCTGAAAGTAAAATGTCAGGTCGATACAAACAAATACGAACTGAAACGTAAGGTCACAGATGAAGAATTTACAAAAATACAATTGTTTCCCTGTGAGATTTTGGGAAACTGGAACTATGTAATCAAACCCAGAAGGTAATTGTCAATGGATGAAAGTGTAAATTTATTTTTGCACAATTCCTTAGAGTGTGTCTTGCTACGGATATATTTGTCTGTGGTGCTGTAATAGTCTAAAATCTGCTGTTCCTGCTCTTTGTTCATGGTCTTTGCCCTCCTGTGATATGGATGGATTGATATGATTGATTGGTTTCGGTGCTGATATATGATTTTTTTCTGTTAATTTTCGGGAGTTTGGATTGCGGAATATTGTTGTTGGGTATTTCTCTGCTTGTGGGAATAGGAGTTCATTTCATACGGTAATTACCGCATGAAAAAAGACTATAACCGTCTTTGTCATAGCCTTTTCTCTCAAAATAATTACATTACCGCTTGTTTTCCTGCTCTCGGTATGTTTGGCACTCCTGCATGGAAGTATATGCCTTTCTCCCTGTCCTCGGCTCTTATCTGCTTCTTTTGCTCGTCAATCTGCGCCTTTTTCTTGGCTTTGGTACGTTCCTCATATTCTTTCTGTTTCCCGTTAGCTTTCCGTTTCAGATAATTTTGATGTAACTTATCCTTTCTCGCTTCTTTCTTCCGCATTTCTTCCAGTTCTTCGGGCGTAGGCTCTTTCTCCGCCATAGTCGGTGGTATGTATTCCCCTATAAAGTTAAAATAAATCTCTATCTTCTGTGTGGTGTCTGCGCTCCCTTTGCGGTCACGCTCATGGACAATAATTCTCTCCACAAACTCATTCAGCATTACCGTTGTCATTTCCTCTGCGTTGCTGTACCTCTCAACCAATTTGAGAAAACGTGCGGCAGATTTGCGGTCATTTTCATACTGTGCCTGTTCCGTTTTGTAACCGTCCAGTTCGCCTTGCAACTGTTCCTGCTCGCCCTTATATTGGTTGTAAAGCATGGTATAACGCTTGTCTGATAGTTTTCCCAATGCGTTATCCTCATAAATCTTGGCAATCAGCATTTCCAGTTCCCCGATACGCTTTTCACATACTGTCATGCGTTTTCTCTGCTCGGTAAAGTCTACCGTCTGCCTGTCCTCGATATGCGACTGTATTTCTTCCGCAAAACGCTCTTTATCAAGACTGGCATACTGTATAACCTCTTTTATGGTCTTTGCCACTATCTCCATGACGTGATCCGCTTTGATGCGGTGCGCTGACCTACACAATGTTCCAACTGGCTGTTTCGCATAATTTCCGCACACATACATGGGAACACGTTTTCCATTGTTTACCCTGTGGACATACATTTTACCGCCGCAATCAGCGCAATACATTAAACCTGTTAGTGGGTGCGCTTCGCCCCAACCGTCGGGATACCGCCTTACCTGTCCTCTGATGCGCTGTACGTTGTCAAAGGTTTCTTGGTCGATAATCGGCGCATGGGTGTCCTCAAAGATTAACCATTGGTCTTTATCGACATAATGGCTCTTTTTGTCCTTGAAATGCTTGCGTGTCTTGAAATTTACCGTATGCCCTAAGTATTCATGTTTCTGTAAAATATGCGCTATGGTGGAACTCGTCCATTTGTAGGGATATTTAATCTCCCTGTTCTGCCACAATCCCACGCCCAACTGCGCTTGGTGGCAGGCAGGAATGGGGATATGCTCGGCTGTGAATTGTGTTGCAATCTGATACGGACCGTAACCCTCCAAAGTCATTCGGAATATCCGTCTGACAATGGGCGCTGCCACTTCATCAATTACCCATTGGTTTTTATCTTCGCTGTCTTTCAGATAACCGTATGGCGGACTGCTCGCAACGTGCTTTCCGCTTTCGCCTTTTGCCTTAAAGGTAGACTTGATTTTCTTGCTGATATCCTTTGCATAGTATTCGTTGATTACGTCACGGAACGGAAGGAAATCATCATCAAATCCCGAACCTGTGTCAACGCCCTCGTTGACCGCAATCAGCCTTACATTTGCTCTGCGCAACTGCTCCCGTAACATTCCCATCTGCACATAGTTTCTTCCCAGTCGGCTCATGTCTTTCACAATGATAGTGCCGATATTGCCTTTTTCTACCTCCGCAAGCATGGCTTGCAATCCCTCACACTCAAAGGTAGTACCAGAGATTCCGTCATCTATGTAAACGCTGTCTTTGATACAATTTGATTTTGCCTTTGTACTTTTTGATTTTGCCCTATACCTTTTGATTTTGCCTGCACTTTTTGATTTTGCCCCTATACCTTTTGATTTTGCTTATACTTTTTGATTTTGCCCCGTAGGAAAATCAAATTGTATAAAATTGTAGAAAGCCTGCGGCATCCCGTCAGCCGCAGGCTCCTTTTACGCTTTTATCTCCATCCCGTTCTTGAAAGTGAAGCGGATGTCCTCTCTGCTGTACACCGTGGCGTACTCCACAAGACTGTACCAGTCATCCTCTTTAAATTTCGTGAGCGGGCCGTCCATCTGCTCCAGGCAGGAAACGAACCGCCCGATTTTCTCCCGCTTTGCCTGCCGCTCAGTGATGGCGCTGCCGACTTCCGAAAGCCGCCCCTTCGCCCTGTTGAACCGCCCCGCCAGCCCGTCATACTTTTTCTGATACTCCGTCTGGTCAAGGGCGACGCGGGCATTCTCCGCCACGCACTGTTCGATCAGCTCCGCCACCACGTTCATCTCCTCCTGCAGCCGCAGGCGCTCCGCCTCCAACCCCGCGGTGCCAAAAAGCGTGTCTTTTATGGAGTCGTAATCCTCCCGCACACCGTCCTTTTCTGCAAAGATGGCATTGGCCGCTTTCAGGAAAAGCTGTTTGATGGTTTCCTCGTCAAGGTGGGGCGTGCCGCATTTCTCCCCGCCGTCAAATTTGTGGTTGCACTGCCAGATGGTCTTCCGGTACTTGCTGTTGGAATGCCACACTTTCGAGCCGTACCAGCCCCCGCAGTCCGCGCATTTTATCCGGCCGGAGAATACGCCCGTGCTGCTCGCCCGGTTCTTCCCGGAATGCCTGGCCGCCATCTGGTGCTGCGCCTCCTCGAACACGGACGGGCTGATGATGGCCTGGTGGTTGTTCTCCACATAATACTGCGGCACTTCGCCCTCGTTCACTTTCTTCTGTTTGGTGAGGAAGTCCACCGTGTACACCTTCTGCAGGAGCGCGTCGCCTTTGTACTTTTCATTCGTGAGGATGCTCTTGACCGTGCTGGATGACCAGACCTCCTTTCCTCCGGGCGAAGGGATGCCTTCCGCCATCAGCAGCTTTGCGATTGCGTGGGGCGAGCGCCCCTGCAGGAAAAGGCCGTAAATCCTGCGGACGGTCTCCGCCTGTTCCTCATTGATGACAAGGTTCCCGTCCTCTCCCCGGTCGTATCCTAAGAACCGCTTGAACGGCACCGTCACTTTGCCGTCCGCGAACCGCTTCCTCTGCCCCCAGGTGCAGTTCTCCGAGATGCTCCTGCTCTCCTCCTGCGCCAGCGAGGACATGATGGTCAGCAGCAGCTCGCCCTTGCCGTCGAACGTCCAGATGTTCTCTTTCTCGAAGTAGCACTCCACCCTGTTCTCCTTCAGCTTCCGGATGGTCGTGAGGCTGTCCACCGTGTTCCTTGCGAAGCGGGAGACGCTCTTGGTGATGATGAGGTCGATGGCGCCGGAAAGCGCGTCCTCCACCATTTTGTTGAATCCGTCGCGCTTTTTCGTGTTGCAGCCGGTTATCCCTTCGTCCGCGTACACGGACACAAACTCCCAGTCCTCGCGCCCGTTGATGTAGTTCGTGTAATAGTCCACCTGCGCCTCGTAGCTGCTCTGCTGCTCCTCATGGTCGGTGGAGACGCGGGCATAGGCGGCCACCCTGCGTTTTTTATAGCTGCCTATCGGCGCCGCCGTGTGCCTGTTCACCGTTGCCGGTATCGTGATCACGCTCTTTGCCACCGCTTGGCCCTCCCTTCTTTGAAATGGAATTCCAGGCTCCCGTCCGGGAATGCCGTGATTTCCTCTATCCGCTCCTCAAACTCCGCCTCGCTGAATTCCTCCAGCCCCATCATGTGCGCGGAAACCTGCCTCAGCTTGTAATCGGTGCAGTTCGGGTTATGGCACTCCACATTTTTCCTTTTCTTGCCGATGCAGTACCAGTACACCCATTTTCCCGCGCTGTTCACCCGGTGGTATGTATTCCCGCAGGCGGCGCATTTCACCTTCCCCTGGAAGCAGTCCGTGGCTGTGGCGATGTGCCTTGGCGGGTCCAGATGCAGGTTCTTCCAGACTTTCGCCTCCCCGCCGGCAAGCCGGAATTCGATGTCCCCATTCGGCAGGACAGCCATCCCCAGGACTGCCTTTTCAAACTCCGCCCCATCAAATTTCTGCATCCCAAGCGCCTGCGCCGAAATCCTCTTTAATTCTTCTTCGCTGAAATTCACGCTTGTGCAGCTCATGCCTGTTTCCTTTTTGGAGCGGCATATCCAATGCACGTAAGTCTTCCCTTTGTGGGTGCCTTTCTTCCGTGTAAAGCAGTTCCCGCAGATGCCACATTTTATTTTCCCCGTAAAAAGGTAGGTGGGATTCACAAGCCCCGCCCGCCGCTCCATCTCCGCCTGGACCTTTGCGTAAGTTTCCCGGTCAATGATGGCTTCATGGCAGTCCGCCATGTAATACTGCGGCAGCTCCCCGCAGTTCTTCACTTTCGTTTTTGTGATCGGGTCCGCCATATAGCATTTCTGCCGCCTGATGTCCCCGGCATAGACCTCGTTGAAAATGAGCTGCCGCACCGAGGCTTCCTGGAAGCCGTTGCCGAGCGTGGTGCGTATCCCCGCCCTGTTCATGCTCCCCGCAATCTCCCGCAGGGGGACCCCGTCAATGTACATCTGGAACATCCAGCGGACTGCTTCCGCCTCTTCCGGGATGATGACATATTTTTTCTCCTCCTCATCATACCGGTATCCGAGGATGTGCTTGTTCGCCGTCCCGATCTCGCCGGACTGGAACCGCTTCCTGACTCCCCATTTCACGTTTTCCGAAATGCTCCGGCTCTCCTCCTGTGCAAAGGACGCCAGGAGCGAGAGCATAAGTTCCCCGTCCTCTGAAAGCGAATTGATATGTTCCTTTTCGAACCGCACCTCGATGCCGAGGGACTTCAAATGCCTGACCGTCTCCAGAAGGTCGACCGTGTTCCTTGCGAAGCGGCTGATGGATTTTGTCAGGATAATGTCAATCTTCCCATCCTCACAGTCGGCGAGCATCCTTAAAAATTCGCCGCGCCTGGCCGTCCCTGTCCCGGATATCCCGCAGTCTGCGTACACCCCTGCATATTCCCATTCCGGGTTGCCCTGGATGAATGCGCTGTAGTAGCTGACCTGTGCGGAAACGGAATTCATGAGCCGCTCCGTGTCCCTTGAAACACGGGCATAGGCGGCCACCTTTTTCCGCCCTGCCAGCGTGGGTAAGACCGACTCTATTCTGCTGATTTTCTTCAATGAAACCACTCCTTTCCGCTACCATTCATCACTCTGAAACGCAGTTATTGCAAGGGTTTTCCCGCTAATAATGTACCCAGAACTGGCCGGTGTTTTTTAAGCAGTATTGTATCAATTTCCCGGTATTCCTCCTCGGTGATGGCGCCTTCTTCGAGCATCGCCCGTGCCACGGCAAGCGACATCCGGTAGCGCAGCTCCGCACGGAACTCCTTCTCACTCATCCCCGCCGCCCCCTTTGAAACGGGTCCTGATATAGCACTCATGGGAGCAGTATTTCCGCCCGGCGTTGCCGTAGGCCGTGAACGGCTGCCCGCACCCGGCGCAGGTGAAGGAATAGACCGCCCTCTGCCTTATCTGATCCGGATGGCCGTGCCACCATTTCTCCCGGCACTCCCTGGAGCAGAACACCCTTTTTTTCATGCCTTCCGGCTGCCTCAGGACCTTCCCGCATTCCCGGCAGAAGCCGTCCTCCGGGCAGCCGGCCGCCCCTTCCTTCCCTGCTGCCGTTTCCCCTGCCAGCCCGTTCCTCCTGCAGAAGCTCCGCACCGTGTCCCTCGGCAGCCCCATCTTCCTTGCTATCACTGTATATCCATCGCCCGCCGCCCGCAGGCCCGTAATCTCGCTTTTCTGTTCCTCCGTCATGAAAAACACACCTCCTGCCATATGCCACCGCAGGGGCGGGAACCGGACGGCCGCGCTGGTATTTTTTCTGCGGCCTCCCGCCGTGCGGAAAAATAGCTTTCACATACAGGCCACGGAAACAGTGGAACTGAACCCCCTGAAATCAAAAAATGGCCCACGACATTTTATGTGCCGTGGGCTTGTCACTATTCACGCCGGCCTTTACGCCATGGCGCGCCTCCCGTTTAGCTGCCACACATCGTGGCTCTTGATCTGCCGGACGGCGGAGGATACCGTGTTGGCATGGCCGTGCTTATGGTAGTAGGCCGTCCCCTTCGTGTGCTTGTGGTAGATGCGGACCGGATACCGATCATAGGAAAGTTTCTGGACAATCCAGCAGTGTTTGGTGCATCTGGACTGGACCTCAAAGAAGTCATCCGTCTGGCGGATGAGCCGGAAGTACGGGGAAGTGAGAAGTGTGCGTTCTCTTGCAGTGAACATCAGCATCCCTCCTTCCGCCGCCCCCTGCGTGGCAGGCGGGCTGTTTCCATAAACTGTTTTTTCATAGGCGTGTGCCTCCTTTATTTTTCTGCCGCCGTTTCCGGCAGCGCCCCTTTGGGGTAGTGCCATGTTAAATCAGAACCGGGGGATTATCCACTCATTTCTGCGCCATAAGATGCACAAACTTTCCATCCGTTTCCTGTGTAGTTTACACCCACTAAAAAACGGGCCCGCGGCACATAGGAAAATGCCGCGGGCCCTGCTGTCTGTATTTATATCCGGCTGGCGTAATCAAGCGAAATCCACCCTGCGTTGGATTTTAGTTTCCCCCACCTGGAGGCGCCTTTCCCCTCCGCTTCCTCAACAATGGTAAATACACCCACGCCGGTCACCTTCCCTGTTTTTGGCTTATCCGTGCCGGGCCCCTGCCTGATGTTCAGGTCGGGGATGGA